CTCTAGCGCATTATCAAAAGTTAGGGTGTTCGAGACAAAGTCTCACCATAACCGTTAACTCCAATAACGCATTCGAACAGATAATGTAAACGCAACACCTGACTCTGGACCAAGTCCAACTGCAAATGATTACTTAAAATTATCCTCTAGGGAGGTGAATACTAACGAATACTAGTTTCAATTCTTTGATAAGTACCAACACACTTGCATCACATGCCTCGCACGCCAAGGAGGCTATGCATGTTCCTACTAACATCTTCAGTCGTGTGTCTCTCCGTGTTCTCCTCCGTCAAGCCGACGTTGCCATCTAAACCAAAAAGGTTGTTCTTTGAGTTTCGCAATGCTGCTGCCTTCATCTGAATATGTGCCTCACGTGCACGAATTGGTGTTTTTGAAGTCATTTCATAAAAATCAAATGCATATCGCGCTAAACTCATGTCGGTTAAATTGCGCTGAAGCCCATACCGTGGCATGTATGGGACTGTTTGATTACGCATCTCAATATACGCTTCAGCTACGTTACTGAAATGGGCCATTATTTGCCTAAATGTGGGTTTGGCGTGGTCGATTAATGGTTTAATCGGAAACTCAATTTGCTCATCCTTATCCATCATTACCCACATTCCGTTTATATTTGGTGATGTACCATTTTCGATACACCACACCATCAAACCATTCAAGATGGTTTGCATCTTCACGTCGTCAAGGTCATACTCCTCCTTGACTCCCTCGTACCATGTGTTAAACTGCGCTTGTGTCGCTCGTGTGTTTGATATATCCACCTGATTGGGATTATATAAAAGCAACTGTTCAAGGTTTAGTGCTGGCTTACCTTTGTATTTGGGTAACGACATCTTGCTAACCTTGCTCTTCAGTCGTGGTACGGAAAAGGTCCCTTGAGTTCCTGCATTTATATCCTTGTCCCTACTCACTTGCTGACTAGTTTCTTGTGGGTCGTCCCCACTGTTGATGAACTTTCCACGCAAATCTCGAGTTTTTCTCTGTCTCTCCTCTTCTAGTCCTGCATCTAACTCCTCAGGTCCTGCTTGATGATACACCTCAACTGCAGCCTCATCGTCATAATCTTGAAGTATTGCTTCTAAATACCTCTCAATGTCAGCCTGGTTAGCCTCAGTATTCGTGTAAAGTCTCCTTAGTGCCGTTTCCGCTATATATGGGGCTTTGCCTTCAGCTGCCAGATTGTTGTATGGTGCTTGTTCTAGAATCCACGCGTAAAACTTCCTTATCTCATGTGTTAACTCTTTGTAACCCCATGATTCGATCATTGCTGCGCATATAGCTTCCAGTCGATGTTGGGGCTCCCTCGAACGATCCCACTCAAGTATTGAGATAATACGCTCCTCTTCCAACTTTGGTATCCACATGTTGTCTATCCGGATTCCTTTATGAGACATGAACCAAAGGTCGGCTTTGTTGTTGCTTCGTGAGTCAAATGTATATTTGAGTCCCAAGTTAAGGAAATTCTCCTGCATCGAATCTAGTGCATATTCATAATCTGGCCGAATTCCTATCAACAAGTCATCGCCATTCACAAAGAATTTAATGATTTCTCCTTGAAGAGCTTCTGGTATGCCACTCTTAAGTAATGAATAGTTTACTGCTAAGATGACCATGAGTGTGTTGTCAACAACTGTTGAGGGCTGTCCACTGTTATTACCTTTGAACTTCTTTATGATTGTCCCATCAGGTGTTGATATTGGTGTGTAGACGATCTCTGTGTATAGATTTCTCAACATTTGTTCCCCTATGTCCCATTCCTCCATCAATTCCAATCGAACGTCTAATACGGCGTTTATCAAATAGGGTGATAAGGAGCTATCAAACTGTGATCCATCTGCGTCACAATACACCCACCCATCAGGTAGTGCTGTTAGTAGCTGATCCCAGCCGCCATAAAATTTAGTCATTCCGACACTCCAAGGTGCGATTAAATTAAAGTCGTAGAATTGATTATTGAAATCATCCACACACACTTTTCCCGCCAGCAGCGTGTCTAGTGGCGCTGCTGTGAATGTCCGTGTTTTGTTCGCCTCAGTTTTCTCTAATGGCCGTAACTCAGCCTTCAGTGATCCATTCCAAACACCCATTTTTCCTCTGTATAATCGCTCACAACTTGCTTGCAGAATCTCAGCCTTCATTTCGTTCGTATAATCTGCGAAGTAATCTTTCTTCTTTCCTGTGTACAAAGCGCCGACTGCTGATTTCATGTTCAAAGCTTTGAAAATGTCCTCCTCATTTGTGACATAATTACATTTTTCGAAACCAAGTGCATACAGGTCTCGTTTCAACTTATTGACTGTGCGCTCAAACAACGATATATCAACGTTTCCAGCCTCGATTAACGTAGCATATTTGAGTAAGTCCTTCGCATACGCTTCACGGTTCAACCGACTCTTTTGATACTTGCCGAGAAATGGTTCAAAATACGCTCGTGCTTCATCATGTAACCTTAAATATAAATCGAACATCTGACACTTTCCACGCACTGAGTGCTTGGTAACCAGTTGACTAGGACAGGCTGCTACAGCTTTTAAATTTCCGTGCAGTTGGTCGTATAACCAACGTCCTCTCTCCATCTGTGCATAAACAGCTGTATCATCTAGATCCATTATTAGTTTGCTCGTCTTGAAAGGGTGTTGAGGCTGAGAGGCCTTTATGTTCAAAGCTCCCCAACTAATGTGTGCAGTGTTATATTTCCAATGCTTAACCCATTCATGATTTTCCAGCGTCTCTAAGTATTTTGTTTGAAAATCTTCAGGAAAACCTGCGAAATAATTCACTGAGTTTGAAAAATTTGCGAGACTATGTAAACCAAGCACTGCTCCATCTTGGGTACCCACAATTGGTGTACCACACTGGCCATCTTTAGTGCTTATCCAATGTTTCCAAAAGTGACTATCATTTATCTTTGTGATTGTACTTGTCTCAGACACTAGGCTGGACACACTCTTAGCTTGAAAATTGGAACCTACTAAACAAATGCGCTCATTCTGCCTTGGTACTCTGAAGACCAGGCGTTGTGTGAAAGGTGGTATGTCTTTTGGTAAACGTATTAATAAAATATCGCGGTCTGGAATTGGGAGCAGATTGAGTTGGGTTGTGTTCTTGATCGTGAAGTCCCCATGACGTGTCTTTATTAACAACTCTCCATTGTTTCTCTCAAACAAATGTCTATTTGTTATCACTAGAGGTCCATATCCGATCCCAAACAAAGAATCTGAGTGTCCATCAGAGTTGTTTGTTAGATGACAGATGTTACTTGCAATTGGATTGTAATCTCGTAACCCCTTATAAAGAGACGTGCTCTCGTGTTCAACTGCAAATTCAGATTCGGTTGCTTTGGGCACTTCACCTATCGTCACTGGGAGTGGTTCTCCTGTTTGCCGTAACTCGAACTCTCGTTCTGGGAAACCAGCTATTGTTACCTTCTTATTACACACTAGCAAAGGATTGTGTGGTGTAAGATCAATCTTAAGAGCTTTGCCTGTTCGGTTATTGGTGAAGTAAGCTTCCAAGCCTGGTGAACGCCTTATCTGTTGCGGATCTAGAGCATCTTGCCCTAAATACTCATTTCGCACATTTGTGAAATACTCCTGCACGAGGTGCATGTCAGTCAGTGGGTTCTCATCAAGTGTAACTCCTGTCAGGGGATCGACATACCTTACTGCTGAGAAATCTTCTGGGTCAAAGTTGTACATGTTCACAAACCTCCTCTGCTTCACCCCCATACCACGGGTTCTTCCTGATGTCCTTCCTTTCTTAGTGTATGCTGCACCAAAGTAGTGTTCCAACTCTCCATCGTCTCCATACACCTCCCTACCTGTCTTGGTGTCTCGAGCTTGGCGGAACTTTAACTTCTGCCTTTGTCTCTTGCCTTTAGCCTCATGAATGACAATCTCCTCAAAGGACGCTTTTAAATGATTATAGAGCATCCAACAACCTCCACAAATCACGCCAAGCAGAACGAAAATATCACGAGTGATTAATGACTTGTCCCATCGACCTTTCAGATTTAATGATTTACTGACGCCACTCAAGGTTTGGTGGTGCACTGTTTCTAGTGCTCCAAATTCACGAACAAAATTGGTGCCGACTGTATTGTTGAGGTCCATATAAGATGGGTCTAGGCTCAAGTTCCTGAATTCACATAATTGTGCTTTTGCATTCTCCAAAACGCCAATATTCTCCATTGTGTTGTCTTTCGCGAATCTAGATCGAATGGCATTAGCAATACTCTGGATAGAGAAATTAGAAGACGAGACAGTGTTCGCTGTGACAGTCCGAAAATATTCTTGCTTTCGACGCTCTTCTGCAATCAGCGTGTCTATTATTCGCACCGTCCTTTGGATCGAGGTGACATCTGTCTGTAGTGTGTATGCTACTTTGCATGCGCTGGAGCTTGACAGCCTACCAAAGCCGGCATCACATTTATACTTTTGTATGGCTTCCCACACTTCTTCATGCAACTTTTCTGGCACCTCCTTGCACATAAAAGGTATACGCATGTCATGCCTGTCAGGAACATTTGATCCTAACCGTGAATATTCGCTTGCTGTCAACCAAGTTTGTAGCCCTTTGTTTGGGATGGCTAGTTTGTTGAGTATAATCTCTGGATCACGTAACTTGAAGCGCTTCAGGATGTTGTGTAAAGACTGGTGCATTGAACCATCATATCGCACTAAGTTGGCCATATAGAAAGAATTCAACTCAAAGAGCGACATCGTCCTAGCTTGCCTTACTGTTACGTTTGCTAAAATACTTGTAGTGACATTGTTTGGTATTACAGATAAACCGTACGTAAAACACTTGAATGCCGCTTCAGTCGCTATGCTACTTGGAATTTCGCTTAATCCTTTTTCAGTACAACCGATCCGTAAGGCAAATCCTTGCTTATGTCGCCCAACCCGTCCAAGCCGCTGTATACGCTCACCATAGTTGATGGGAATTTTCTTATAAACCATCATTCTGTTATCACTGTCTAGTGATGGTACAACTTTCGTCCCAAAATCCACAACAACCTCGATATCGAGCGTGACTCCATTTTCAATTATGTTTGTGGCTACAATGAAATGTTTCTTGTTTGGTGTGCCACAAGTTGTTATCTCTACACGCCCAACTTTCATTGTGCGTCCATCAACTTTGGTTACCTTGTAACCACGCTCCGACAGTAATCCTCCAAGCATGTCAACCTCATTGTAGCTTGCTACATAAACCAGTATATTGTCCCCGTGGCGGACAACATCGGCATTTGCTCCTGTGCCTTGTGCGCGCACAAATTCTTGTATGGATAAGGACTCCTCTATCTCTACTTTTACTGGATGTTGCGGTGCGAACTCAGGTTCCCTACCAGGTGGAGTTGCCGACATCTTAACTACTTTGCCATGATATGCGTTGTCATGTAGCAAGCATCTAAATGCCATCGCATTTGAATCGTCCACATGAAATTCATCGAACAGTGTGTAATCATATTCCTTCAGACGTTCTCTATTATGTGCAAAATAATTCAAGGCAAAACCACTTGTCATGATTGTGACTGGTGAGGAGCCAAAAGTTGTCAACCCACGCATGCGCAGTGTTGTGTTCATATAGAATGGTTCTTTTGCCAAGTGGCGATGTACATTTTCGGCGAGCGGTCTTGTTGGTTTGACAAGTAATACGCTGCCCTTTGTAGATAAATTGAACGGCAAACCTGTTGATTTACCTGATCCTACACCACCCATCAATAGTATGTCCTTATGACTGCCATTGGCAATGTCGAGGGCAACTTGGAGCGCTGTTTCCCGTGTAAACACCATGAAATGACCCTCTGTTCGATAGTGGGGTATTGTGTGTCCCCTAGCGAGCTGATGTGCCCACCACATTGCAAACGTTGTCTCTTGCATTTGTGATTGGGTTGGCTGTTCATCTTGATCTAACTCAAAATCAATCGTAAAATTTTTCTCGCTTAGATCGTCTTCAATCTCATTAAGCGCTTGATGGTACACAGTTGATTCAGTTGTCGTAACCAAATTTCGGACTTTATTCAGAATTTTAGTGACGCAATCACTCCGTTCTGCGTCGAACATCATTAAAACTAATGCTACAAAAGCTATGATACGCTCTAGTTCTTGTTGTTCATGCCTTTTTGATTGGTGTTCGACGTTTTCTCCTTCCTGGATTAAGTGTCGAAGGTGTGGTGCTACCGATTTTAAGTGTTTGTCGAACTCTTCAAAAGTTGGGGCCCTTCCATCTTGTTTTTCGAGTAAATTAAAATGAAAGTTGAGCTGCCACATCTCATGCTCATCTTGTAATTTTTGCTTACTCTTGCTCATATGTGCAAAATTGGCTATCATGCTCTGAGTTTCTTTCGCAATTGTCAATAAGAGTCCAATGACAACTAAAACATTGATAAATTTCACAATATCTGGCACGAAATAGTTGATGGTTGAGCACGTCATGCGTACAGCGCGCGCTCTAATCACTCCCACTACATTTAATAATTTATTGCGTGCTTTGAGGGTTGCCTGTGCCGCCCCTTTGCGTGCACTTGCCAAATATGAAGTAATCGATTCGCTGTATCTGCCTCCTAAATCTGTTGTATCTTCTACTACCAACTCTCTTCGTGTACGCATTGAAAATCTTGACGAGCGCCACATTGCGGATAATTTCCCACACGGTGTTAACTCGCACCAACCATCTTGTAAGATCTGCAGATAATTTTTTTCCATCACTTCTAGGCTAATCATTCGTAACAAGCTATATCCAGCCTCGTCTAATTCTGCGTTGGATTCGCTTCTGGAGGCTAAGGTAACCAACATCTTCATTGCTGTGTCGTATGGGAGTGCGTGTCTTTGTTTGATTCCTTGCATGGCTTCAATGATGTTCGGTGCACCTCTTTCAATTATACTGATCTGGGAAGCTACACTCCTGGCGCATGAGACCTTCTTTGCAAGTGAGTTCAGGACGACGAGTATTACAACAAAATCATTGTCCTTTTGAAGAAATCGATCCATCAAATATTCCAATGAGCCACTATTGTAAAATGCTATTAGGATACCAGGTGAAAGCATTGCATATAAAGGTAGAAACCTGTTCCATAGTAAGGCTCGCTCCAATACCCGAGGATTGTATACCCCCTTAATTAGTAGCTTAAGGTGAAACTGTGGATCAGACACTTCCTCCTCTGTGTGTTCTACCTCTAGAGGATCCCCGCCCACTGCATAATGCTTGATCTCAGAGTCTAATGAGTGTCTTGTGAATTTGATTAGCTGCTCAACTGTGTTTGCCTTTAAAATGTGATAGCCTGTTGATAACGATCCATATGAGTCGAGCACATGGATTGTTTTTGTGGTGTGATCAACCAACATTCTTGGTAGCTCTGCATTATTAACGTCTGGAAAGAAGACCTTTAGAAGATAACATGCTGTTGCCACATCGAGCAGTGAGGGCCATTGCCCTAATCGTTCTACTACTATATCTCTAACCATCTTTGTGAATGCTTTAGCTTCTATTTCATTAACATTAACTAACATGGCTAAAAATATATTCATGTAACAGTACCCATTCTTGGCTATGTACATCTTCTGACCTTCTGTATTTGGCATGTCTATGTACTTAGAATCCCCACTATTACCAATCACCAAATGGTGCTTTGTTGGCATTTGGACGTCTGACAAAATAGGTTCGCCTGCATCGTTAGTTACACAACAGCAGGCATGCACATAATCCCCATTCATCATGCTTACGCATGCTTTCGTCAACGGCTGTGGTTCGACTGCTTCGCCCTGCATTTGGTCTCGTAGTGTCTCAAAATTAGTGGGGACAATCAATCGACTTATGGCCAACATTCGTGAACCATTTGGGTTTGATCGCTTCGCATACTTACCATACCCGTCAGTTGGGTTTATTGTCTCAAAGTAATTGCTAAAGAAGCGCTTTGCGTGGTATCCTCTCTCACCCCAGACAAAATTCCCGTTTTTATCCAATTGATTGTCGCATAGCAAGGCTGTGTTAATGTGAGACTTCTGGGATATTTTATTACGAAAGTGTTTTAGGGAACCTTTTTCTATGTTCTCAGTTCTGTTTCGTAGATACCGTGCAATTTCTAGTAGGTTCTTAGTAGCCTCACTAAACTCAAGACTTGATGCTTGTGATCCCTTAATGATAATTGCATTGAGTCTATTGACATGCGGAAACACGGAATTGTTTCTTCCTTCAGAGATTCCTTGTACCTCTGCAAATCCTTCATAGTTGGGATTTATTTGAAATGATTGTTCATAACGCTCAAGCATCTGTATCGCGTGTCTGAATGCTGGATAGTTGGTCTGTATGATAGTCTTGATCTTCCCAACTTTCTCACGTACGTTTTTGTCACTAGCTTGACCCTCATGATTCAAATTGTCTTGAATGCATTGCTGGCAAGTGATTTTCCCACACGGAAACATTGCCAGACAAAGCAGTGCTGACACTTGTCCACACTCCAGCACATCAAGGCTTGTGGCGCAAGTGTGGTCCCTATCGTCTGCTCTACAAGATAGGAATGTTTCGTTGAAGCCACGCCAAAACTGCGCTCCTGCGTCGCTAAACTGTCTTATGTTCAACATTGCATCGTATGTCATCCGCACTCGTGCATCAAATAATGTATCTGCGCATTTTCCACGAACAACAAAAGTGTTTCCTCTGTGTGTGCTCTGTCTCCCTATGAGTTTTGACGCATTTAGTAGGAAACCACTCCAACCTGCTTCGATTGAATTAGTTTTATGTGTCCTCCTACCTACAGTTCTACGCATTAGTATATCTACCCATATATCAAGGGCTGGATTGGATTCGAAGTCTCTGCGTTGTCTGCGTCCTTGTAGGTGCTTCACTTGTGCACGTGCGTAGATTGTCCCGTGCTTTCTTTTGAAGTCAAATTTTTGGACCTTCTTATCAATTAGGTGTATCTCGCCATTATCTTTGACTTTCATGATATCACAAACAAGTCCAACCAATTGGTCTACACCAATTTTATTCTGATCTACCTTACACTTTGCTCTGTGGTGTCTATAGTGACCAGCAATTACCTGATCCACATCACTTGCTTTTGAAATCTTAATCTGCTCAGTGTTAATCCTAGTGATTAACATTGGTTTGTTCTCTCCGAACTGAATAACTGCTAATTTCTTATAATTTTTATTAGTTTGGATTATCGGAGCGTGTAGTGTGGCCACGGCCATTGTGAATGGTGTGTTACGAAAAGTGCTAATTGCAGTGAATTTGAGCTAATAAACGCAAATTTTGTCAATTCATTCAATTCGTGTATGTTGTGTTGAGTTTTTATATTTT